TTTGCTTTTTCCTTTATTGCCTCAGTTATCTTGGTTTTGAGGTCGTCTCGCTCTGTGGTCAGCGTTGTTATCTGACCTTCGAGTTCTGTAACTCTCTCTTCTAGTTCCATTTTGTGTTTTACCTCCTGTTGAATTTCTGCCCTGACAGTAGCTTCTATAGTTTTGATTAAATCAGGGCGTTTCTCCTTTAGGGCTGATAGTTCGACCAAATCCACGTCTCGGTTTCTATCAGATTCATAAAATGTAACGCTGCCGCCGGCCCCAGGTTCAGTCACAAAGTCAACTGACCTGCAACCTGTAAATTCTTCTATTACCAGAGTAGCATTACCCTCGACAGTGGCCTTGGAAGCATTGCCCAAAGCATTGATAGAAATGCCCATTTCTGAAAGCAACTTCTTGTCTCGCAGTGTAGCTAACTTACTCATCAGCCAAGGTTCGATGATTTCAGCAACGCCGGTAACAGTTCCGTTTTCATCACACGTTACGTCCTTCAAAACAGCAACCCACCCGGTATTTTTTATCGACCTCTCTGGGAGGGCCTTATCTTCCTCTTCTGTTGGATGGTCGGCATACATCTTCTGCCCTTCAAATACTCTATAATCCCGCCTCAGCATATCGGCAGGGTAGTATCGGGATTTATCAGCATTGAAACCAGCCTTGATAATTGTTACGGCGGCTTGCCCTTTATCAAATGTAGCCTCAGTAAGCGGTATGTAATTCTGCGATAATTCCCGTGTCATGGTTTCCTTTACCCATCTGGGAATATCCTCATCCTCAACATCCAATTTGCGATATTCTGCTCTTATCTTTCTTTTAACAGCAGGTAAGTCAACAGAGGCTATTGCTACTTTCTGTCCCCTGAACCCACCAGGACTCAAAGCAGCAGCAGCCCTTCCTAATTGAGCGCGAGTAACTTTCTTTTCAGGGTCTTCCCATAATCTAAGTTTCCAAGAGGAAGGTTTTTCTGCATCTGGCACATAAGCAAAGGCAACAGCTGGGAATTTCACGCCATCTTCGGTCTTCATAGCAGCCTGCTCTTTAATAATGGTCAGCACTGAAGTAGCCTCTTTCAAGGCTTCTTTAGTTTTCTTCTCCTCTGGTTCATCTTCAGATGACAATAATTCCTGACACAATTCCACAATCTTCTTAATACGGACAGAATCCAAAGAGGCATTCCGCTTGCCCGCCTCCTGTATAATCTCCGAATACGTAGACCGTAGCGACTCCATTGCCTTATATTCTCTTGTAACTGATACCTTTGTAGGGTCTCCAAATGTAGGTTTATCGCCCTCGCCCAGTTCATAAGCCACCTCATAAAGCTGCCCATCAACGCCATAGATAAGTTTGTCATCGAAGACCTCCTCAATAGACAACTTCTTGGGGATAGGGTCTTCTACTTTTAACCCGTATTCCGACATTAACGCCGTTTGTAACAGGCTCTTTTTAGCTTTGTCGCTTAACTTCATTGATTCCCTCCGTTCACCTGCTGTTTTAGCTGTCATAGGCGCACCACACTCAGGGCACTCCTGTGTATTGCATTTTATATCCTCTTTGACCTCTATCTCGTTACCACACTTAGAACAAATACAGATATGATTTCCATGAGGATGAACAGCCTCTTTAGCCACCCACTTGCCTTCCTCATCCTTACGGAACTTTGTCTTAACGGCAGCCCAAGCTGTGCCTGCTGATTTACCCTCATCACCTTTATATTGCTTAAAAGCAGCATTAAACGCGCTTACCCATATTTCAATGGCGTGTTTTGGTAACTTCTTAATGGCTTCTGGTGGATTCTCTACGGTATAGGGCATAATTACCTCCTTAAATATAAAAAAGAGGAACGATAAACATCTCTGCCTATCGTTCCTCGATTCAGCCTCTTTTTATTTGATTAGCTAATTGCTATTTAACCGATAAAATATACTTTGCTAGATTATGTGCCTCAATCCTACTTAATGGTATTTTGCCCAGATATTCCTTACCTTCCATATTGAAGATATAGCGGAGAATAAGTATATCCTTCCCCTCATCATACCGAGCAGTCAATCCTTTATCTCTTTCATCAAATACAAAGCGGATAAATTCCTTTAATGATTCACTGGCGGAAATCTCTTCAACTACTTCCATTAGGTTCCTCCTTTAGTCTAGTTTTATCGTCCTCTCTATAGTTACCAGAGTAGGTTTGCCTTGACGTATCTGTATTTTAACAGAACCATAATCTAAATTCCAGTTTATCTTCTCAAGTTCCTTCTTGAGTTCAAGGTCCTTTTCGTCTGTCATCTAGGCAACCTCGCTGGAGCTATTGTGCATCTACAATCAGGATGTTGAGGGGGAGCCATAACTCCACCGCTAAATTCCTGATTAACAGGGATAACCCCCTCTGCCTCGTTACCCTGACATTCATCACTCACCTTTTCATCGCCTGCAGTAACCCATTCCTTACCATCTATCCCCATATCGTCCATTGTATCTAAAGATGCCTGCGATAGAGCGGAAGCTGTCTCAGTGCGAGCTATTAACTGGCTGCGATATCTACTCATATCCCCAAAGGTAGTTTTTATGTCTCTTGACAATCCAGGGATACCCCGCCTATTCTCTATCCCCTGACTAATTGTGTGAGCTAATCTACGCTTAGTCTCTTCGTCCATTCCTTTGACTAGAGTAGCACCGTGAAGGTTTGCCCAATCTATTGCTCCTTGAATTGGCGGGCCTTCATAGGCTATCGGGACACCACCTTTAGTCTTGCCCCAGGTTATCATCTCGGCTTGACCCGATATATAGACTTCAGCTAATTGCCCGTTTATATCTGCTTGAAACTTCTTGTCGAAGGTAGCCAGTATAGGGTCTAGTATTTTATCTGATTCACTACCAATAGACTCTTTCACATAGCGGTTATAAATACTCGATAGCTTAGAATATGGAAACGCATCCTCCAGCTTATCAAAGTATTTAACTAATTCTCGCTCTAGCCTTTTTCTGAGCTTTAGGTTTGCGGGTGCGTTTGGGTTTGCTGGTATTTCCGCCTCCATCACTTGAATTAGGCTGTCTAATTCTGCTATCACTGTCATTACTTTCTCCGATTATATCTCTTGCCTTACCCGCTAATTCCTCTAGCGTTTCTCCGTTGCCCATACGCTCAGAAAGTATCAAATACTTAGGATTGTCCGCTACTTCCCCTGTCCCTCCACACTCTGAGCATTCTACCATTACTAAGCCGTGTTCATATTCAATGAATCCCCTACCTTGACACTTCACGCATTTCATTTTCTACTCCTTTTTGTTTAGACTCTCCCTAAACTGTTTTAATACCCTGCCTAATGCGGCACTAGGATTCGCTTTAGCCTCTTTACTTAAAGCATCTAAAACTTCCGCCGGGTCATTCACTCCTAAAGCTAATAAAGCTATCTGCTTAACATCCTCTGAGTCGCCAAGTGCAGGCAAGACTTGTAATATCTGTGTTAGCGCCGTAGCAACTTGTAAAATATCTATTGGCGTTATCTTAGGGAAGTCTCTATCTATATACCATTTATCAGGTGAAATACCAGCATGCTCAAGGATAACTTCATCAATATCTTGATAGGTATCATTCCAAACAGCTTGATAAGACTGGAACATCTTCATCATTGGGAGTTCAACAGTCTTGGCTGTGGCTAGATTGCCAATAGATATATCACCGAAATACTGCTCTGGAATACCAACGGCGGCGGCTATCATTAGCTTAATCATCCTGCCATCTTGATAAGCCGCCGAAGCTCCTGTTTCTGTCTTTATAGGCGTAGTATCTACACCCAAATTCTCTACTAATTGAGAGCCAGCCGATATTGCTTGGGCATCCGTCTTTGCCTTAATCGCATCTACTGCAGTTTGTCCACCCTTTACCTTTGACCTCCATGCAAATTTAGCCAATGCCAGCATGACCGCTATACGGCTACCCAAGAATTTTGTGTGATACTTCATCCAAATTAGAGCAGGCAATAATAATGGATTTCCCCTCTGACTGATAGTGTTATATGTCAGATGATAGATTAAGGCATCATCGGTATGCTTGATAGATTTGCCATACATATCAAGAGTTGTTTCGCCTTTGATATTGGTTGTAGAACGATAAATATCCTCATGAGATTTGCCTTGGGCATCCGTCCATTGCCGACGGTAAAACCTCACATTCTCTTTATCATCTGGGTCAGTGATAATCTCGGTTATCTCCAATGGGTCGATCTGCCGAATAGTAGCCGTATCAGCACCCAGGAATATAGCAAAGAATATTTCGCCATCTACTAAAAGTTTATCAGATGACTTGCGTTGCCCCCTTGCTGATAAAACAGTCTTATTAGCTTTAGCATTCCAGAACGATTCTAGTGCCTTTTTTGCCCCTTCATCTTCTGTATCCCATACCATACCCGTACCGAAGGTATAGTCAGTCCAGAGACGAATAGCCTGCTTCCCCATTGGGTCTTTAATAGCATAGAGGCGGGATAACCTAAGATTCGTTATCCTCTCCTGACTAGTGATAACATCCCCAGTTGTGCCGCTGAGGTTAATCCAGCCAGTATCTTCTAACGCAAGGTCATCCTCTACAGCCTGTGTGGCTTCTCTAATTAAGAATTCTAGCTCGTCTCTTGGTGCAAGCTCTCTTAAACGAGCTTCTTGTTTATCGGTCATATCAATTCCAACTCCCTTACTGTTTCCATAGCATCGTAAATAACTATCTGTTCTTGGGGCTCTACCTTACCTCTCATAAAAGACAAGGCTTGAGTTGTGCTATCTACTTGGTCATCATGTTCAGCGTTAGGAAAGGCTGACAATTCTTCTATATAGTCAAACAACCAAGAGGCACTCTCTGGCAAGAAGACTTTACCAGCTTCTATCAATGGAGTAACCGAGTTGGCCCTTGCTACTTTATTACTATCTACCTTAAAGGGTATAACTGGTATCTTAGTATCCCGCTGCAATTCCTGTATTAACGACTGTCCACTTGCTTTATCCTCTACCGGCACAGCACTAGGGTTATCCCTTGCATCTAAAGCCACAGCAGCCCGTTTTAGTTCTGGGAATTCCACCCTGGCTCTCCACACATCCAGAAGGTAAAATCCATTCTGTGTTTCTCCCCAAACTGTGCAGACCGAGTAATCATTCTGCGATTTATCCTTGAAGGCAGTATCCCAGCTGTGTATTATACGTAGAAAGTTCGGAGGTTGTTTATAATACCGCCACCATTCACGCTTGATTATCTGACCCTCGGCAACTGTCGGAGAGCCTTGATATAGAGACTCAAATGCCCTACCCCCTATAGAAGATTGAATTTTTCTTAGGACTTCTATGGGGTACCTCTCTGCCCACAAAGCTTGCCCATCTTTAATGGCTTTAAAATGTAGGACTTCCCACCTGTCGGATTGAGGGTCTTCCTGCATCTGTTTTAAGAGCCTGCCGACAAGGTCGTCCTGATGCCATCTAGTCATCACAACAATTATAGTAGCGTCCGGTTCCGCCCTAGTTCTAAAGACCTTTTGATACCAATCCCAGACCTTGTCTCTGATGGTCTGGCTGGTTGCTTCTTCCTCATCTTTAACAGGGTCATCTATAATCCCTATATCAAAACCCCTACCAGTTAAACCACCCCCTATACCAACAGCGTAGTAAGAACCGCCTTGTTTAGTCCCCCATTCATGGGCTGCTTGTCTTTCGGGAATTACCAGCTCCTGCCCAGGTCTCTCCGGTCGATGATGAATATCAGGGAATAACCTAGCCATCTCAGGGGATATGAATATGTCTCTGGCCTTGCGTGAATGCGTCAAGGCTATAGACTCAGCATAGCCCGCCTGAACTATATATTCACTTGGATGTCTCGCTAGATACCAACAGGGAAAGCGGAGAGATACGAGTTCGCTTTTGCCATGCCTAGGGGGCATCAATACTATTAGTCTTTTAATCTCCCCCCGTTCAATGGCTTCCAAGGCCACGGTTAATGATTTAAGGTGCTCCGCTTCTAAATAATCAGGCATAGTATATTGGCAAAAGGATATAAGGTTACTACGGGCTTTCCGTCTCCTTAATAACTCCTCGGCTGCGTCTGCCCTCGATAATTGTGGCGAGTTGTTCATCTGATAGTTCCTCCGCTCCTTTACCAATATAACCACTATGTTCAATCTCCTGGCTATCTTTCATGCCCAGCCAGTTCTTGGCTAGGAAGATGGCGACGTTGCCCTGTTTCTCGCTTAGCTTGAAAAGATTGGCACGTAGGCTCATCAACCCCTTCTGCCGTTTACGTTTGAAAACATCGACAAAAGGACTACCATACTGTTCTTTAACTTTCCGTTCAATAGTCTTCTCAGAGCAGTTAAAGTAGTCAGCGATTTCCCTTAGTGTGCATTGGATAGCACAGTAAGCCTCAAACTGTTTCCAGTCTATATTTACTTTCGGTCTTCCATTACCATTAGTTGTCATCCTCACCTCATCTTCTTTTTCAATCTTTCCTTGATAGTCATTAACGTAATACCCTGGACACCCAACATAATCTCATCAAGAGAAATCTTATGCTTCTCTAAATAATAGGATACCTTGGTTAGTTTAATAGCTTGATTCTTATTTACAGTTTTCATTTTGCCACGCAGAGCGTTAAGCCCGAACTGTCCTCTAAAACGATTAGTCGTAGTGGTCTCACCCTTCGGGAGTCTTCGACCTTACTGCGGGTAGGTGTCTATTCCACTCCTGCATAAGCAGTCCGTAACACCATAAGGACTAACCCTCACAGTGTTGGTCTCGCCATTGGTTTGTAGGCTTCTCCACTGCCTGTTTTCACCCGCAATCTTAATAAACTTTGTTAACTTTCTTAATGTTTGCCATATCCATCTAAAGTAACCCCTAAAACTATTGACAGCCTATTATAGGTATAGTATGATGATAGTAGATTAAAGTAATGGAGGTGAACTATGGAATTATTCTTAGCACTTATATTAACAGTCGGCATTATAGCCGGTATAGCCCAATACTTTTAAGGAGGTAAGTAATGAAAAAGAAATATACAGTTTACTTCGACCAGATAAACAGGGATAATTTTCAGGTGAAGGCTTCAAATGAAGAAGAAGCCAAGGAAAAAGCCGAGAAGCTCTATAAGAGCCTACGATACATTCCTTCTACCTATGTTCAGGAAGGATGGATAGTAGAATCAGATGGTGAAGACAAATAAAACTAAATGGAGGTAAGTGATGTATACTAAGGGAGAATGGGAAGTAATTGGACACAAGGGGGAATACAGCATCATTGACACCACCGAGCAAATTACTATCGCAGACGTATATGGCAACGATAAAGCCAATGCCCAACTTATAGCTGTTGCACCTGATATGTATGAGACACTGAAGGGGGTAGCTACAGTCATACACAATGCGATTAGATACGAAGAAGGTGGTTATAGAGAAATGCTTCAGCGGAAACTCAAGGTAATAAATGAAGTCCTCGCCAAAGCAGAAGGAGGTAAGTAATGTCTAAGATGGGACAGGAACTAGAACGCAAACTGGATGCTAATAAATACGAGATGTATGAGGCACTGAAGGCTTTATTGTTTCAATTTGCTATGGCAGTGGAACACCCATATTCAAAGGATAAAGAAGTTTATGAGCAAGCCTCAAAGGCAATCGCTAAAATAGAAGGAAGGTAAGTAACGTATCTCTATACGCTAGTTTGCAGTAAATGTCATAAGAAATACCAGGGCATATTACTTCTCAACCTTCCACAGTTATGCCCAAAGTGTAAAGGAGGTAAGAGATGAAAACATCTTTAGGTATGTGCCAGATAAACGGATGTAAGAATTTAGCTCACTTCGGTCTCTATCATACTATAGGAGATGCAAAGTCCTGGATTTATGTCTGCCCTTACCATGAGAGGATAGTAGGAAACGAGAATTTACTTAGAGCCCGCAGAAACGCTAGTTTAATCCAGCCCATAGCCGTCGACACATCTCACAGTTGAAAACAAGGTATACCCAATCAATGCCGTATATGCCATATATAGTGGAGGCTACTGTTAGCCACCTGCTATGTTGTGGTATTAGAAATATTTTCATTACTAGTTTACCCACCATTTCTCTATCTAGTAAACCCCAAGCCATATTCTGGCTTCTCCCGAATTTATAAAGCTCCCAAGAGCCTTTTTTATCCTTCCTTATAATTACCTTAGCATAGATAGAAAAACTTGTCAACTATGTATAAATATATCTTTTTTTCGCCACTTATCTCTAATCTGGCATCATTTCCTTTCTGTAATCCTTTGCCCATCTAATCCAAGATTCCCGTTCAGGTCTAGATGCCTCCTCCAAATCAAAGGAACATAGATAGCACCATTTAATACCCCATTTTTCTCTAGTCATCATTTGGGTAATATCTTCTTTACATCTTGGGCAAAACCCTAAATCAATAACCTCTACCATAATTGACCTCCTTGATAATAAGGCTTCATAACTCCATTACCATCTGGCTATAATGCTATGGTAAAATTGTGTTTTCACGATGCGAGTTAAGTTCTTGAACAAAACGCAATCTCACATAACACTTGTCGCATAGACCCTGATTGAATTCAAATTCTTTCTCCGTTATTAGCTCTCCACACTTCATACATTCCGTTTTCTCCTGTGTTTCTTTATCCATTGTTTATCCTCCCCGATAATAAGACTTCACACCTTTAACTCCATAACCATCTGCTTAATAAGCACAAGCTACACATTTCATTTTATTCTTTACCCTTTCATCATCAGGACGATATCGACCACACTCTGGGCAAATATATATACCCTGATAATGGAGATAAGTAGTAATCTCCTCTGTTACCATCACCCAGTGATTTGCAACGGAATCATTTTTGTCAACTAGGAACCAAGGGGCTTGGTCAGGTGTTTTGTTTAAGTTGTAGAGCAACTCCTCAATCCCTTCTATTAAATTTCCCTGTTCATTAGCCATTATTTACCTCCTTGATAATAAGACTTCATTTATTCCTTTCTCTCCACTGTCTTTTTGCCTTATAGCTACTATAAATATCCTTCTTCGGTTTCCATCCCGATACATAATTGAGTGCCATCTGAGACTCCCACTGTAAATCTTCAAACATCGGAGCACGCCACGCACCATTTAGCTCAGCGACCAATAGTTTACCATCGACTCCAGTCTTCTCTAAACGTCCCTCTATCTCTGCAGCAATTCCACACGCCCTTACAAAACTGGCTTCTCCACCCTGTTTCTTCACGCCGGGTAATTCAGTATAGTTTGAACCTTCAGGATTTGTCGGCCAGGTCCCGAAAGAAAGCTCATCAAGATTGCGAATAGCCCATATTACCTGGCCCCGGGTAAAATGGAACTCGCCATATGTGTAAAATTCCTCCATTATACAATCACCCTTGGTATCTTGATAACAATCGTAATTACCTGCGCCCATAATATCCAGCCTAGTAAAACACCTAACCCTATACCTACAAGGTAGATTACCGTTATTGCAATTATATCTCTAGTCTTCATTTCTCCTCCAATAGTGGTTCTACTGCTACATAGCCAGCCTTAAGCATACTCTCTTTGGTTTTCTGTTCCACAAACTTAGGTGAGGGATGGTATGCTTCCCAATACTTGTCACCGAAGAACTCTTGAGGGGGCAACTCCCTCTCCACCTTTATTACTACACCTTGAGAGTTCTCCCTCTCTTGTATTCTCTTGACAAGACCATCAATATATTCGTTCCAGCAGTCCATACACTTCCTATGCTTTTTACCGCTTGAACGTATAGGACTCATCAACGGATTGGCTGCTGCTATCTGGGCTTCAATGCTTACTCCGCAATCCCCACAATCCTTCCCTGGCGGGGCATGTTCGTGTGTGATATTAAGGTGAATTAAATCCTCTACAAGTATCTCCCTCATACCTCCCCTAATCTTTTCTTGCTTAGTCATTATAACCCCCTAAGACTTCCTGTATTTCCTTTAATAACGCACTTTGCTATTAAGGTCAGCTTTAACAAGACATTCATCGCATAAAATGTCATAATCCCCTAAAGAAGTCCTCTATAAATGCCACTTATTCCTCCTCAAAAATAATCTGTAGTCCATCCCGCCTTGCTTGCCTTAATTCCCTTTGAGCACCTTCAGATGAAGCCCAGTTATTGAGTACATACACTGCCGATGACAGCTTGAGAAAAACCATACCCATTCCCAAGAACACTTCATCGTCTACTACACCACCCAATAGGCTAAAGTTCTTATGGGGACAGAATACACACCAGCCCTCTTTAATGAGCTTTACCTCAGCCTTCTCAGCATGTCTGATATTCTCTTGAACTTTATATTCTGTATCCGCACGGTAAGCACCAGCGACATAGATTATCCCTTTTCTTTCAGGTCTTTTCCCCACCAATTTCTCAAGCTCTTTCTCTAGTAAAACTGTCATATCTTTAACTCCAGTTCTATATCACTCTCAATTTATTGTCTAATTCTATGTGTCTTCGGAGACAACTTTCACACCAACCGTATCCTATTGTAGGTTGACCGCAGCAGTTGCACTCTCCACAATCATCGGGCAGATAAGCACTTCTGCTATTACCATAAGGAGTCATCTGTCGCCACATATATTCGGCACGTTCCTCTTTTGTAAGATTACCCCAGTTTGCTTTATTTTTCATAATCCAAACCTCTCCATAACCTGTCCAATCTTCTCTCTAATCTCAGAAATATCTCCTCGGTGCCTTATCTCTGCTGACTCAAGAATTAACCAGATAACAGGTCTCATTGCCTTCTGGTTTTGAGCCTCTAGAATACACGTTTCGTGCCTTGTTAACTCATCCTGTAGCCAATAGATAAACTGCTGAGCTTCCTCTCCTGTCAGACTTTCAACTTTGACCTTGTGTGTGTCATCAAACTCCATCACTTCTCCTTCTTAATCTTCTCAATTTCCTCTGATAGTTTATACCATAGCTGAAAGTATATTACATCAGGACATGGATAACCTTGAGCCTTCATCCATGCCTTATAAACAGGATAACGGATTTCAACAGCTTTTCTAGCTCCTCTTACTTCTTGCCAGTTTATTTTAGCCATTTTATCTCCACAACCGCTTTCATAAGATACTTTCCTATGTATTCTGTATAGGCTGGGGGGATTGCCTGGGATAATTCACCCCCATTCATCCAGTCTATATCCATAGCTTGCTTGGCATAAGCGACATTGTTCATGTGGCCAGCAATAGAGATAAAACCTTTGGGGCTTATGCCATATCCTGCACCAGGTGTAGAGTCGTGATGACTTATATGGTCTAACTCTTTAACCGAGAATGAACACTCAAAACAGCGGTGGCGATATACTTTCAGTCCAAATGATTTACCACAGAGGATAATCGGATTTTCCAATAGTCGCTTTGCGCCAGGTATATTCTCTATCACATAAGGTTTATTTGTAGCCCTTAATAATTCACGTGTTTTGGCTATCAAATCTGGATACTTGCTTTTATCAAGATAACCAAAGGAGATATATGCTTGGCAAGGTGGGCTGGCATGATAAGCATCATAGCCCTCAAGTGGAAAAGTAAGAGCATCCGCTTGGTAGAACTTGAAAGGGTAATGGGATTGAGGTTTAATGTCCACACCTTCAACTTCAAATCCAGCCCTATGATAACCCATACTAGTTCCACCAGCACCACAAAATAAATCTAATAGTCTAGGCTTAGACATCATTTACTCCCATTGGTTTAGGTAGATAAGCCTCATCGGTGTATAATTTATACTCAAAAGTGCGAGCATACTTAGGGTGAACACCGAATACTAACTGAATTGGTTTGGATGCTCTACCTATTACTTCTAATGCCCACTCATCTCCAGTCACAAGAGGTGGACATATTTGATAGTCAGCTACTGAATTTATCTGGTCGGCTCCCCAAGCGTGAAAGTGTCCTACATACGCATAGTGAAAGCCACCAAGATAAGCATACCACTCTTGCATCTTCCTTCTCAGTGCGAACAATGGGATACCGGCATTAGCTCTCACTTGGTCGCCGTGAACGATAAAAAACCTGAATCCCCGTATATTCACAAGCTGGTAAAACTGCTCAGGAGAATGGATATGAATATTCTTATTATTCACCATCGCTTGTTCTAAACCCTTATAAACGAACCTATCCCAATTCGTTTTCTTTGTGCTCTCCCGTGAGATAGACCCGTGATTCCCGTCTACACCATAGAAGTTTACACTTTGCACTCCCTGAGAAAGGTTTAAGCAAAACTTTGACAGCATAGGAATAGCATAATCATTTATCTGCTCCCACGCTCCGCACTCTGTGTCACCGATTCTACTCCCCTGATAGACATTCTCACCCTGAACGTTATCACCCAAATTAAGAATGTAAGCATGGCGAATGGGGCGATGATGCTCTATAATACTCATAACCCTTGTCAATAAATAATCTACCCTCTTCTGTGATATTGCTAAACTATAACTCTCGGTCTTTTTCCCCTCATGCCAATCCGCCAAGACAATACCAATATCCTCTTCAGTCCGTCTTATCTTACCTACATTAAAAGGTTTTACCTTGAAATCAGGATACGGGATACGTTCTTTCTCAGGTTCTATTTCCACCTCAGTTGGACTCGAAGTCGTTTCAAACTTCACTCCATAGACTTTACGCATTGCTTTGTAGAAACTATGACGTTCACTGTATCCCCACTTCTTAGTCAAATTATTAAGAGCTTCTCTGTCACCAGAAGCCATGGCTGATTTATACTGCTCAACTAATTCCTTTCCTTCTTCTTTGTCTCTAGTAATCATTTACTCACCCCCTAGTAAACACTATTCCTAGATAGTTCAGAACTTGATGTAACCCCTCTGAGAAACCATTTATATCATCCTCTGCCATGCGATTATTACAAAAATGCTTATTTACCATGTGGCAGGTCTCATGAATAAAAGTCTCCCCTATTCCCCTACTATCCACATCTGGGTCAAGCTCAATTAAGAATTTATTATAAGTAATCGCACCTATAAGACCCTCATCTCTCCTTAAATGCTCCGCATAAACAATATCATACCAATGTCCCGCAATAGGTATTCTCTTAGGTATCTTCATTCATTCCCCCCTTCCAGCTTTTTAATTCTTTCTCGTAAGTCCTTCTTGAGAGTTTCCAGTTCTGATATAGTAAACTTCTTCGTTTGCCTTGCCTCTGCCTCAAGTTCCAAGTCAGCACCTTCACCATACAACTCCACCAGGTGTCGCCGATATTCTAAGGGCATACCTCCCTTGTAGCGGTTACACGACCTGCACTGAGCATGGACACCCCTTTCAGAAAAGAAATTACCACTATGCTTTGGTCTATAATGACCTGCATCCAACTCGTGGTATTCCTTTGGGTTGCCACAGGTAAAACACTCCCCGTACCATATGGAGCTAGTGGCTAAAAGACAGTCCCGCTTGCGGATATACTCAGAAAAAATCTTCCACACCTCAACCTTCAGTGCCTTTAGAGATTTCTTCTTCACTTCACTCCTTCCTGCTAATGCCTAAATTCTCAATGGTAGAGAATACCTCGAACTCTTCTTCAGTAAGGTCTACCTCTTTACCTTCACGAACATCTTTCACTGCCTGCCTAAACCTAGAGATAGTCAGGCCCCATTGGGCTTTAGCTATTCCCCTTAATTCCTCATAGTATCCTTCTGCCAATGATATATGGCGGATGCAATCAAAGGGGGTTCTATTTAATGCTTCTAGTATCTCCTCTTTTGACAGCAACCCACCCTCATCGGGCTTTGGTTCAAGCTGGCTTTTAGACTTAACATCTTGGGCTATCTCATTTTGGCACTTCTGACTACAGACATAACCTTCATAATCAATGTCTATCCAGTGAGTAGGTTTCTTACACCAAAAGCATTGTCCTTCTTTGTCTGACCATTGAGCATCCTGATAGGGCGGGAATAGCTGGTAGATTTTCTCATCCCATTTCTCATTCACCAGACATTCCTTAAAGTCAAATACCTGTGAGTCATCCTTACCACTATACCATACATCTTCTAATATCTTTTTTACTTCCTCAATCATCCTTTACCTCCATTGTGTTTTAATAAGGCTATTACTTCCTCATCACTCGTATCCTTCCAGTAGATTACCAGCGAGCAGAACCACAGGTCTATACTAAGGTGAAATGGTAAGTAAAGCCCGAACCCTAGCCTTATTTGGTTGAAAGGAAAGAAGTAGAACGCCAATGCAAAGCAGTTTTTCCTTCCAAAGGAATGTTCCCATTGCATCATCTTTCACTTCCTTCTTCCGGCAGTGGACACCAATCAGGAATAAAAGTCCAGTGTATGTGTTCAATTTGCCTTTCTGCCAAACCGCACCAAACAATCTTGCCCTTCTCATCTTGCAGAACTCTACGATGAGGACACTCAAAACACCGCTCAACCTTGATTTTAATCTCTTTCATTTTTCACCTCCTTTATTGCATCCCTTAGAGGGATTATAGAATGGGTAAAGCCAGCTTTCCCATAATCCCTTTGAGCCTCTTCGTACCCATATATACTGCGTGGCTTCTTATGGTCTCTCGTGGGCATCTTCCCCTCTCTATCTATCAGGGCAAGGTCGGGGTCATTCAGGACTTTGTTGAGTAGAGCCTTGGCTGTCCTTCTTCCTACATCCAAATATCTAGGGATAAACGGGTCGCCAATTGTTAGCCAAAGGCTATGTATTTCCTTATCACCCAACTCTACCCTCGCCAAGAATTCCTTTACTTTATCGTTCATTCTTTCACCTCCTTTAATAGATTTAACTCCACATCGCTATCTACTTCGTTACCCCAACAGTCCCAACCTTCTACCTTCTGGCGGGCGAAGAGTTCAAGGCGTGGTTCGCCAAATGGTGCTATTAAGTCCCTGAATATCTGTGGCTTTTCTGAATGGCGTGGCGATTTAGCCTGAACTATTGATGGGAACGCCTTTCGCTTAGGGTACATCTCTATCTTGCCACGATAACCGAACAGTAAAAACTCTGTCCTGCGGTGAAACCCCGCTAAGCACATACCGTCTTGTTTATCCCAAGTGACAGTCAAATGGTGCTTGAATCCCCAGGCACTCATAACATCAAAACTTGCTCTTAGATAACGCTGTATTGTCCACAGAAACAGCTTGCAATTATCTGCCATGTAAGGGCGCATGTCTATCCCCATATTTTCAATATCTCTTAGAGGCATCATAGGATAGTCCATGCCAACTTGATTGGGACGGACTTTTCGAATTATCTTTTCTATTTCCCACGGTGGGTCAGCATATATAACTTGATATTTCCTCACCGTTATTCCTCCTTTAATAGATTAAGGACTGCTTGGATAGCTTCATTGAACCGTTTTCTATACAACCCGTCATACACTCCGTGGTCTAGGTGCACATTGTCAGAATATGGATTCTCTATCCCCTCTACTTTCTTGGCTATGAGGGATAAGATTTGGTCTGTCTCATAAGTAAACCAAGAACCACCAACCTTATCACGTAGGTGTTCCTCTATTTCTTTCCTTAAACTACTCATTTAATCTCCTTTATTGCATCGGCTAGAGGGATTACCTGTTTGTAACCGGCCCTCTTAAACTCCCCAAATACTGGAGCACTCCTTTCCCAGGATACGCCAACGCCACTAGCCACATACGCCTCAGGGTCTGCTCCACCTCCTATAATTTCGTGTATTCCCCCTATTATCAAAGCTAAGTCTGGGTCATTCAGGACTTTGTTGAGTTGGGCTTGGGCTACTTTATAATCTCTTGGTGTTACTACCTGAGTCCAATTTACCTTACTCTTAGAATCCTTATATATGGCTTCTTTTATCTCCTCAGGTGTCAGCTTTACCCTCTCTATTAGTTCCTTTACTTCCTCAATCATCCTTCACCTCCTTAATTGCATTCCTTAGAGGGATTACAGGAAGGTAGCCTGCTTTATCTAGTGCCCGCTTAACCAGTAGCCTGCACTTACTCATTTCAATAACTGCCATAGCATCATACAGGTTGTTTACCAAGTTGCCATTCATTTTTTTCCCTCTATCTATCAGGGCTAGGTCGGGGTCATCCAGGAACCTGTTAGTGACGGCTTGGGCTACCACTTCTCCGAACTTAACTGGGTCAAATAGCACGAAGTCTGGCTTATCCACATCGGGATGTTCAAATTGCACCCTCTCAAAGGCTTCATAAATTCCTTCTATATCAGTCAACCTTACCCTCTCCAAGAATTCCTTTACTTTATCGTTCATTCTATCTCCTATATCCTGCCTTTGCTACTAGGTCTAGGATTTGCTCGGAAGTTTTCTCTGACCTATAAATATCTTCGTTGTCATGAAAATAATAACACCCAACCAGACTAGCTATTCTTAGTCTCAGTTCCTCATCATCAATAGCCTCTATCTTATCAGCAGGTGGCTCAGGATTATTAGCTCCAGTAGCAACCCCAGACGTTTTATCCTCATTCCATATCCTTGCTCCCATATCAGCAAGTGGCTCATCCATATTCTTTACCCCCTGTATATATACATCATCAAATCTTGGTGCTGGGTCTAGTGCTTGTGCTTTTAATGATATGGTCATTCTTTCACCCCTTCCCATAGCGATATTACCACCATGCCTTATATCCCTCGTGGTAGCAAAAGCTACAAAGCCCATCGTCACCAATCAGACCAGCTACACTTGTGGCTCGATTGCAGTAGTGGCAACACCCCCGCCAGATTCCTCTTATTGTTTCTCCCTCTGTTAAGTTCAAGTAGTTTTGTATTGCTTCCTTTTCTTGTGCTGTTTCTCCTATTCCCTTTGCTATCTTCTCCTTCGCTTTATCCATTTAACCCTCCTCATTTATCAACGGTCAACATAACCCGTCCGATTACAATTATCGCAAGGGATGCTGGTATTACCTGCTTTCTTCCAACCCTTACCATAACAAATTGGACACTTAATAATCTCTCTAAAGTTGGTAATTTTAACACCCTTGAAAATTCCAAAAGCAAATGTTCTACCCATAACTGATTTTGTGGACTCCTTGACCTTCCCTATGGTAAGCATACTCTCATTGTCGGTTAATTTATCTATAAGCAACTCACAATCAATAAAATCCTTAGTGAACTGCCCACCTCTTGCCATATCACCACTACCCTTTTGCAGAACAGCGATACCAATCCCCCTACCAAGCTCTGCCTTAATGTCCTCCTCTACCTTGCTTATATCATAGAGTTGATTTGCCGGCAGGTTTATCCAATCTATAATGTTTATTCTGCCTTTAACTATATGCTCGGCATAATCGGCTCTGACTGGAAGTAGGACAAACTTATCCATATCATCGCCATCAGTCCATTTTACCCAATCCATATTATCTAACCTGTTTAGAAACCTGGGTGTCGGTTCATACTCGTTTGTATCTCCTACCCTAGTTGTATACTCATTCCCCATCAATATTGGGAGTCGGTCTATGTTCTCGCCAGTGAAGTTTAGGGCAAGACAGGTTTTCCCAAAATTACTTTGACCACCAATTTCTATAAGGTCGCCTTCTCTTACCACAATGTCCTCTGCAAACAACATCTCCATACCCGTATCAAAATCTTGGGGAAACTTTAAGTCGAACGGAGGGACACGCTGCCTACTCTTATCAAACACCCTCACAGGTTTAACTTGCGTAACAACCCTATATACTCCATCCTTTCTACCAGAGGGGGAAACTATCTTTTCACTAACGAGTCGCCTCATCTCCCGCCCGCAACTCTCCCACTCTGGACTAGCAGGGTCTATTTTTAATTCTGCCCTCAAATCCCGTAGGTTTACCACTCTACCCTGAGCACCCAGTAAATATCCCCTCAACTTATCAGCTAATCTTGCCATTAAAACTCCTGTCCGCCTTGTCCGCCTTGTCCGCCTTGTCCGCCTTGTCCGCCACTGTCCGCCCTTTCATAGCTAGCTTGTCCGCCTTGTCCGAATTCGTTAACCTCTCACGCCTAGAACAGCGGGCGGCGGCATTACTCTTTCGTATCTATACTTAGTCTTATATATATACCTAGGGAGGGGTGGGGGAGAGGGGGTTGTTAAGGGGGGGGAGATTCCCCCTAAGTATACTGCGTATATCTATTAGTCTTCTTGTTAGCATAAGTCCTCATTCTTTTAATTTCTTCCTCTAGGGAGACTATACGTTTCTGTAACTCAAGGGCTTTCTTATCAATGTCGATGCGTGTAGATATCATGGTTATCCGAGGAGGTTCTACGAAAAGTTCTTCGGGTTCTTTCCCTATGCGTTCTAACCGATACCATAGAGCAGTCCTTTCGGGTAAAGTCATCCGCTGAATGTTTGCTCGTTCAGCCATCAATTGCCCGTATTTCAATCCGAGGTTTATCATTCCGGTTGTTCCATCTTATCCATCGTCTTTTCAACTGTCCTTACTTCATTATCGCCCCCACACCAAGGGCAACGTAGACTTTGATGGAGGTGTTGGCAACCCCAGCACCAATAGTATGGTTTTATCTTATAGCCCAATACCCACTGCAATGTTAGGGTTTGTATTCTAAGAAGGTCAATATAGGCATCAGGGGCAGATAGGTCACGGGCATGCTTCTTTTCTTGCCTTATCTTCTCGATTTTTAAGCTTACTTCTTGTTTTGTTTTCATTTTTTCTCCCTATTATGCTTTGGGCAGTAGCCATCTACGGGGTCACCACTTTCATAAAATGGTGCATCTTCCTCTATTGCCCAGCCTTCAGGTATTTCTTTTGTTGGCTGCCATTCTATAAAGCCGTCCTCATCATCGTCATATAAATACACCTTTATGAAGGGGCTTTTCAAACCACACTTCAGGCATTGAATACAAATTTTGGCACTACCTTTTAGTTTCACCATTCTCCTAAAGGATATGGGGCTAAATCTTTGCGTGCTTCTTGTCCTGCTTCTCTAAGGATAGCAATCTTAGCGAGCTTATTCAGTTTAGCTTTACTGTTATACCGCCGTCGCAAAAAGTATAAAGTTTGCCTTGCGGATTCGTTAGTTAGTTTAATTGTAGTCTCCATTCCTATTTCTCCTTTAGATAGCGGGGGCTAATAGAGGCCCACTAATCTTCCTACCATTCCGCCAGTCCAATTAGTATCAGCCCGTTCACCCCCACTTGCCCTGAGCCTACTGGAGTTCTGTCTAGACAGTCAGCTTGGCTCAGGTTTGCCAGCTAGTAGTCCGTATCAGGTTCTACCATCAAATGTGCCCTGTTGCCTTTCGGCTTTCGGGTAGCTGGCAAACTTGCTGGAGCAGGCTACCTACCTCTATCCTGCCATAGCTGGCACAGTTTATTTATAGCCTTCCCTCTACCCCAACAAGCCTTTGTGCTGGCTCGGTCATTCTGCTCTGGTTATCTTTCGACAGTTCAGAGATTGGCAGACTACAAGAACCTAATCTTGGTTCGACCGAAGGTCATGCACACCAAGCACTACGACACTGTTAAATTAGTTATTCCTCCTTCTTCTCTGCTTTAACGCCTAAGACCTCTAACATCTTAGCGAAATAAGCTCGATACAAAGCTCCGCCTACATCAGTTTCTTTCTTGATATAGCCAGCTCGTATCATCTCCCCAGTTTCTTTCCACCAAAGTCCTATCTCTTGTCCCTCATATACTTTTGGCTGTTCCTTTATAGTTCTCTCGGCTAATGCCTTCTCCATAGCCTCTACTGCCACGATGTTTTTGAAGATACCCTTCTGCTCAAATCCAACCTTTACACTGAGGTTCTTACCTAGAGAATTCCACAAACTCTCATCCCAGCAACTAAATTTTGTTCCATCTTGGTCAATTATCTTCAGGTATGGCTTGTCGGTTTTACTCATCTCTTGAGTGGACTCTTTTATTGAGAGCACTTTTTCAATCATTTCTTCTCCTTTATCAGTCGTTCTTCGTCTCCCTTAAATATTCTTGGTAAATATCACACTCTTCCCCTAGTTCGTATTGGCAAGGTCTCATCTTATTCATCACACAAGACCCTATGCCCTCTTCGTGCCCATGATAGTAGGGGCACTCTATTATAAGTAATTCTTCAATATGCTTGGCAATTAACTGTTCTTCGTTATGGTCGGTTATCCTTTGGTCGTGTTCTTCACGCTCCATATTCTCTTGTTCTTTTCTATACTTGCCTTTCCAGTGATTATGAATTTTTAATGTTTTATCAGCCT